GACTCGCGGTCCTGAACTTCCATCAGACGATCGGCTCGATCACCGTCAACGCCTCAGGTTGCACCGGCTCCGGGGTGTCGTAGATCAGCGTGTTGATCGTCGCCACGTCCGTGTAAGGCGAATCCAGCCCCGAGACCTTGGATGGCTTGTCGTTCAAGATTCCATCCACCAATGGGGTGTCCAGCAGCGGCTGGTCCAGCACTTGGGTCATTACGCCGCCACGCCCGAGCCGATCGAGAAGACGCCGTTCAGAACCACCGCCTGCGAACCAGACGTGATGTTCGTCACCGTGCCCATGAACACCCGAAGACCCGCCACCGGGATCGTCAGCGTGCCGGTAGTCGTCACGCCTGAACCGGCCGCCACCGTCACCGCACCCGATGTCGTGTTCAGGTTCACGTAGAAGAACAGGAACGTCTGCCCCACGTACACGTTCGCACCCAGCGCCGCAACAATGTTGGCCGCCGTGTCAGTCGTCGAAGTCACCGCCGACGTAGCACCCGAACGCACAAACACTGGCGACAGCATCTGCGCCGCCGTCAGCGTGTCCGTCGTGCCCGCCGAAGACAGCGAGGCCGGTTGACCCAGCAACTGCTTCACAGCGGCCAGTAGGTCCGGCATCGACGGGAACGAACCCTGCTGCGGAATCAGCGGAAGAGAGAAAGACATGGCATCACCTTTCGGAAAGAAAAAAGGGCACCGAAAGGCGCCCAGAACGGTCGTCGCTGCGACCTGTCATGGAATCTGACGTTTTGACGGCCCGGTAGAGGAAGGGGTGCCCTGAGGCAAAGTCCCCCGTCCGTGGTTCCCCGAGTTTGGGAATCTCAGGTCAAAATAATTCTTCCCGGCTACTTTCTGCGCACCGGGTAGTACCTGTCAGCTGTGGATAACCGGCCCTGGTCCGTCTCAATCCAAGAATATCCTTATGAATCAACGACTTACGCCGTATCTCCATTTGACATAATGGGTGACGTATCTAGCAGGTACTACATCCGCCGTCGTGCAGGATGCAGACGTTTGCGGCGTGTGTGAAGCGGCTCGGGGCCGTCTACGCTGCTTGCTCGTCCTTCTGTGCTTCCAGCGCTTTCGCTTCAGGCCAATGCTCGGAGATGCAGTCCCGCTCTATCGAGACCAGCTTCGTGCACGTCCAGCATCGCAAGATCATGCCCGGCGTTGGCGTAGTGCCATCCAGCAGGCGCACCTTCTCTGGTATCACGCACTGGCCCGGCTCTGGCTGGCCCATGTAGTTGAACAGGTGACCACCACAGCGGCGGTGAAGAATCCGCGTCATGGTCATTCCGCATCCTCGCCCAAGCTGCCTCTCGGCCCTGCTGTGACGGTGGCGCGTTGCTCGGTGCTCTCCAGCACTTCCCTTGCCTGCACGGTGATCGTGTTGCCTTGCTGCTCGGTGAGCCTGCGAAGCTCCTGCCTCAGCTCGTCGTCGGTCATCCGGCTCAAGCTGCCTTCCACCGTGTGATGCACCGTTGCCAGTGTGGGCAAGGCTCGGTCTAGAAGCATTGAGGCGCATCGCGCTCCTGTCGGAGTCATCTCCCCTACCGGCTTGGCGTGCACTTCATCGAGCAGCCGTTTGACCAGCCTGGGCCCTTCGATCTCCCGCAGCCACTCCACGGTCCCGGGCACTAGCCCTCTGGGTCTCTTGGTGGTCAGGTGGGTGAGGTCGCTCATGGTCAATAGTCAATCGCGCGTTAGTTAGGCTTTTGACTCGCGTTCAGGACTTTGCTTTGCTGGGCCTGCCACTTCTTGTCTCGGCTGGCCTGGTGGCGCCTTTCCTGCTCACAGCTTCTGGAACAAGCGGGGCTTCTGCCTTTGGATTGGGCGAGGCGAATCTGGTAGCTCTGAGCCAGGAAGTCCCGACCGCAGATCGGGCACTTGGCCGGGATGACCTTGAACCCCATCGTCTACCTTCTTGGGCTTGGGGCTGTCGTGACAAGCTGGGCACGGCTGGTTTCTGACCATCGCCACCAAAGGCAGGTCGTACTCATGTCCGCATGATCGGCAACGGGTCGTGACGCTCGGACCACGCAACGCTGCCTTGTCTGTCACTTGGTCTTGCGGCCGTTGGCCTTGCCCAGCGTGTCACCAGCGACGCCGGGCTTTTGTCCCATCAGCGGGTTGGTGGCGAAAGAGCCGACCTTGCCGACTTGGTGCTGGATCGGACGGGTGGTGTAGCTGCCCGGGAGTTCCTGGGCGCCACCGTCTTGAGAGCTGATGCCGTTGCTGCGAACGACAGGTTTCAGGGAAGGCATGCGTTACCTCTTGGGTCGTAGGTTGGAGCCGTTGGTCTTGACAGGCGACCCACCCTTGCGGCTCGTCAGGCGGGGAGGTGCACTCGGTGCGAACACGACAGAAGCGCCCTTCTTTACCTGGGGTCTTGTGCCGCGTCCGTTGCTGTTGTCGCTCGACGCGTTCGTCTTCTGCGTCGAAATCCTGGTCATGGTTTTGGTCTTCGTCTGCTTCAGACGGCCATTCCTGGGTTCCATGCGGTATCTCCTGAAAGTGCCCATAGCCCGCCGTCGTGGTCCCGCAGGAGGGGCGGCGCATGTCGCGTCTGAGGGCTGCGCCTGTTGATCGTCTAGCCCACCTGGCGCTGGGGCGAGCTGTCGCTTCGGACTTGGAAAGCTGCCGCCTTTGGATACGTCCGGGTTGGACAGCGTGAAAACTGAAAAGCCCGCCGACCTTGCGATCTAGCGGGCTTGATTCTTCGAGGCGAGCTTATCCATCGCTCGCTTCCAGCCGCACTCTCGCGGCCTTCAATTCCTAGGGCTTTCGGCCCATTGTCTGCTGCTCATAACAGCGGCTCCCTCGCGCGGGAATGGCGCGATGCTAACAGATCAGCCTTCCGGACGCAAGCGCTTCTTGAGGGAATGACGGGCAACGCCAACGCAGTAGTCCAGGTGCGCGAGTAGCTTCCCTGCGCCGCGGGGCTGTGGAGCGTTGCCTGTCCCCTGGCAAAGATGGCAGATGCGCGCCGAGAGCACTGGGGCATCTGGCTGCTTCTTCAGTCCGTGGCCGTCGCACGCTTTGCAGGTCGAGTGCAGCCAATAAAGCAGCCCCTCTGCGGCGATTTCCGGCGCGACTCCCTTTTGTTCGATCCAGGGGGACAGCTGCGCCCATACGCTGGCGCGAGACTTCAGGCCGTTGGCGAGCAGTCGCAGCTCGTTGACGTACCAGTGATCCAGTTCCGCCTGTGCGCGTTCTGCGGCCGTGCCTGATGGCCTGCGCGCGCAGGCCGCTTCCTCGGCTTTGATTCGGGCGACAACCACGTCGAACACCTGCTTGCCGGCGCGACGCGGTTTTGCGAGCCCGTTCCATTCGGAATGCAAGCGCAAGAGAGCCATGCCCAGGCGGCTTTCGTTCCAGCCCGCGGCGATCATCACGTCTCCTGCCCCGCGACGATCGGCTTCCACCGTGAGGTCGCTCGTGTTTCCTGCGACGCTGTATTGCTCTTCTACGCCTGGCTTCTCCGTCGTGTGCAACATTGCCTATGTTCCTCTTCTGGATTCTCATTGCGGCTTCAACGCGGCACCGTGCTCGACGTTTGCTCTGCCTCGATCGCATGAAAGTCGTCGGTCAGCGGTCGCCTGCAGGCGAATACGAGTTGCCGTTCGGACTCGGCAAGGATTCGGTCGGCCTCTAACGTGCCGAACTCGTAGCCCAGGAGGCGCATCCGCAGCTGCTCGTCCTCTGTGAACCAGCGGTTCATTTGCTCGATGGTGCGGAACGCGCAACCTAGCACCTCGCGCGGCCGACGCTGCCAGACGATGTCCATCCCGAACTCGCGATAAAAGGCTGGGTTCTTGGCTTGGTTGTCCGCGTCGGCCCAGAACTGCGTGGTGCCTGGCCTGTACGGGCCGCGGCCGTCCTTGTCTTGCCAGCGATAGACAGTGATGGTCATCGCGTCTCTTTCAGCCCAAAGGCCCGAACTTCAACGCGGCGATGGTGCGCGCGTAATCTGCATCGGAGCCGGTGGCCAGCAACCTTGCCTCTTCGCGCTTCCAGAGCTTCGGATGCACCGCTTCTGCGACCTTGTCGCACTCGGACTGGGTCCCGATGTAGATCACGACGTAGTCCATCGGGCGATCACAGCGCAGGGCTTCGATGTTGGACTCCAACATCTCGCGCACGGATTCGATGTGAAGCACGTTCTGGCGCTGGCTCCAAAGCAGAACGGTCATGTCCTGCAATAGCGCTTGATGAGGGAATAGCGCTTGATGGGAGGTGAGGGCTGCACCTTGTAGCACTTCTGCTGTTGGAGTTGTCATTCCGTTTGCTCCTGGGAAAACTCGACGTAGCGCCGCGGAAAGTTACGGGCTTGCGAGCGGTATTGCATCGATGCCTCGTCAAACCAGAGGCTCCATGTGTATTCCTGATGCGTGCCGTAGCGAGACTTCTTCAGCACCAACTTCGCATCGATGCCGTTTTGCTTTTCTTGCCACTGCGCAAACTCTTCGTCGGTCGCGCCGATCGGGGGCGCCTTGTCTTTCGATGCGCGCCAGATGGAGAACACGTTGTCCGCGCCGTTGACAATTCCGCCGGCACCGGCCACGTCCATCTTTCCGGGCTCTTGGAGTTCGTCTCGGGTTTTGCGAGGGTGAGCGACGAGGTGAAAGTGAGCGTCGTGAGCTTTTTTGAACGCGACGATTTTTTGTACCGCCTCGTTCTGCTTGGTAATCGAACCCGGGCCATCTGCCGGTACGTCAATCATCATCAGGCTGTCGATGACGAAGTGACGAATGCCGTACCGCTTCGCTGCATACGCGAAGACCTCCAGCAAGCGATCGAGTCTGGCGATGCCGACGAGATCGAAAATCCAGCAGCGATCTCGTAACCACGTACCTACGGCGCGGATGTACGCCTTCGATGGTCTGCGTAGACCCGTGGCCTGACGGTGCATGCGCTCCAGATGCTTGCCGGGCGGCATCTCACCGGAGAAGATGGCTATGCGCTCGCCCTGGTACATGAGGCCGAGCAGGATCTGGTCGAGCATCAGCGATTTGCCGTGCCCGTTGATCCCGGTCCAGCAGGTGTATTCCCCGCGGCGGAAGTAGAACCACGTCACCGCCTTGTCAAGTTCGAGGCTCGGATCGGTCGGCGCGCCCTCGGGCGGATGAATCAGCAATTCCACCTGGGCCGTGTAGTCGTCTGCGCTGCGCAGTTCTTCGGGATCGAGCGGCTTGGCATCTTGCAGCGCGGCGTCGAAGTCGGAGCCGTCTGCACCGTCACGCAACCAGTCGTTCGCGTCCTTCACCGCGGCGCCACCATGTCCCACGCGCATGCGCCTGCAGCGCTCCAGGCCAAGCCGCGTCATCACCTCGCGCGCGCCCTTCTCGCCCGCCTCGTCGTTATCGAAGCACACTACGATGTCGCTGAACTGCTCCAGTCGCTCCCAATCGCTTTCGATCCATTGATGGTTGCCAGCGCCCTGGTTGACCGACAGCACGGGGCGGATGCCGACTTGGTACAGGGACATCGCGTCGACCTCACCCTCGCAGATGACGAGCCGGCGCGCGTTTTGGTCGACGAGATGCCAACCGAACAGATGCGGCTCCGCATCCTTCTCCTGCCGCATGTCCTTTTTGTCATCGATGTTTCTGTACTTGCCGTTGACGTAAGAGCCATCCGGCAGGAGATATGCGAAGAGCGCGTAGACGCTGCTGCCGCGCGCAAGCTCAGCGACCTTGAACGCTGCGATGGTCTCCGGGGTCAGCCCCCGTCCCGTCAGCCATTCGAGCACCCGCCCTTGCGCGCGCTTCGCGCCTTGCGGCCTTTCCGGGCGCGTGTAGGTCCGCTTCGGCTGATTGCCCGGCATCGTGTCCCGGATGCCCAGGAAATCCGCGGCCTCCTTCATCGCGTCGGGCAACGTCATGCCGCGCGCCTTCATCCACAGGTCAAGGAGGTCGCCCGCCTCTCCGGATTGGAAGTCTGACCACACGCCGGCCTTCTGGCCGCTCACGCACACGCACAGGCTTTCGCCCTCTTCGCCGCCGATGCTGCCCACCTTCCACTCGCGACCCTTGCGCTTGCCGTTCGGCAGAAGGTGGCGCGCGATGTCTTCGGCACGGTCGCGCATGCGGTCGCTCAGCTCTTTCGCGTTCACGCCGGCGCCTCCGACGTGATGCGCCTGCCCTCGCGGAATTCACGATAGTTGCCGATGTGACAGCCTTCATTCGCCGCTTCGGCCGGGTGCTCGAATCCAGCATCGAGCCACCACTTCACGCCTGGCGCGGCCTGGCCCGGGACCAGCGCGCCGCAGACTTCTTCGTCGTCCCACATCTCGCCGTTCAGCCACGTAGAGCAGTTGTGGATGAACTGACGGTCGCGCCACCTTGAATGCGCTTTCCACTTCGCCAATCCGGCAAGGATGCGCACCAGCAGCTCGGGCGTGACCTTCAGCTTTTTCCAGGCCTTGTACGCCGCCTTCTTGTCCGCCTTGTTCGGGTACAGCGGCCAGAACTGAGTCTCGAAGACCACCATGTCTTCGGTCATCTCACCGGAAGTCCTGCGCGCACGCCCCCCTTTGGGGGGTAGGGGGGTATTACCTATAACTTGGTGATTGGTGTCTGGTGATTGGGGAGTGGTGATTGGTGTTTGGGTAGCCGTAGCAGGCGTTGCAGTTCCCGTTGCAGGTGGCGTTGCAGAAAGCGTTGCGGGTTGCGTTGCAGGCGTTGCAGTTGCCGTATCAGGCGTTTCAGGTGCCGTTGCAGTTCCTGTTGCAGGCTTCGCGTCGCGCAACTTCGCCGCCGCGGCGCGCAAGTCGTCCATCTTCGTGTTCCAGGGCAAGTGCTGCCCGGCGGCGTTGATGATCGAGAACAGCTCCGAACGCTCCTGGCGATGGCGCGCGAGCCGTGTTTCTTCGTTCTTCTGCTTCGCATCCCGCTCGGGCTGCCCGGCTTTGTACTTCGCGATGACCTCGTCGCAGACCTTGTGATGCCAACCGTCCTCGGCCAGCGCGAAGAACTCGTCCAGGATGGCGTCCACGGCCTGGCGCTCCTGCTCATCGCGAGCGCGCGCAATGCGTTTCACCTTGTCTCTGTCGCTCGGTAGCGGCGCTTCCTTGTCGTAGTAACGGCGGATCAGGCGGTGGTAGATCCCGTCCTCACAGGCAGTCAGGTGCGCCGTGTTCTTGTCGTAGTCGCCGATGTGGTGCTCGAAGTAGTTCATGGGCGCCACGCTCCTTCGTAGTCACATACCCAGCCCGCGTGCTTCGGCGAGCCGTGGCGGATGGCCCAGTAGGTGAAGCGCGCGACGTAGCGCAGCCGACGCACGATCGACCCGCGTAGGCGTGCACTGACGCTTTGTTTCGGTGATGACGCACGCTCACCGCGCACGTCGGTGCGGCATGCTGTCATGGGGTAGTTTTGCCTTCATCGTCGAAGCCGAAAAACTTATGTAGGTCTTCGGCGTTGATGATTGCCCTGCCGTCGTTCAGGCGGTACACGCGCAGCTTGTGGCCGAAGAGGTCCATGACGCCGTGGTGCGTGGCATACGGCAGGTCGCCCTGCGAGCTGGTTTGCGACGTGGCGGTCCATCCGACCTGCTGCAGCATCTGCTCCATCGGCGTCATCCCGCAGTCCTCCCGTTGATGGCATCGACGAGGATGCGGTTCTTCTCGCGCTCGCGTGCCAAGGCTTCGCGAGCCAGGCGCAGTTCTTTCTCCGTTTCCGTTTCGAGCCTGCGCAGGCAGGTGATGTCATACCCGCGTGAGTGAAGCAGCCACAGCATGGGGGCCTCGTTACCGGCCTTGTCCATGAACATGTTCAGCTTGTCGTGCGGGAAGTTGTGTTGCCCTGCGCCCATGATTCGGGACCACTGCGCGGTGTCTTTGACGATGCCGCCGTCGCCCGTGAATTGCTGATCGCTCAGCCCGCTCAGGGTCTGACAGAGCGCCAGCGCCTTGCTCATGGAGGGCTGTCGCGCGATCAGGTCAGCATCGACGACCATCATCGGCGGCCTGGTGCAGAACTCATGCTGGCTCGACACAGCACGCCTCCAAAGAATTGATTCGTTCTGTCTCGTCCGAAAGGCCAAAAAAATTCACAGTGCGGGGCATGCCGACTTCGAGACATCCCTCGCCCGCCCTCGCGTTGCTCCACACCAGCGTGCATACCGCCACTTCGGTGAATGCGGACCGCGATGGAAAACAGTGGCTAGCCGTCGATACCCGCCGCCTGGAGATCGGATGGGAGAACGGCGACCTGATCGTGCGCTTCGAGTCGCGGGGTGTGCGAAGTGCTGTGGTCAGGCACGCTGCAAACGAGTCGCGCCGCGCGACGCGGCCACGACCTACGGGGGAATAGGCACGCGTCATTGCGTGCGGGCTTCCGTGCGGCCGCAGATGTGGTCACGGACGCGGCACAGGGTGGCGTGACCCGGGTTATCAATCTTTCCGTTGACGAACTTTGAGATCCACGACTGGCTGACCCCTGACAGGTAGGCGATCGACGGCCACTCGCCGCGGCACCGGTTGAGAAGGTCTTTGACCTCGGAGATGGATACAGCGTCAGAAGAAGCTTCCATGCCCCGATGGTAAGGAAAGAATTCCTAAAAGTAAAGGAAGACTTTCCTAGGAATGTTTGGCATTCTCCGTCTATGGCGAAAAGTGTGAACGACGTACTGGCGGAGAACATCGCGCGGTACATGGAGGCCAATCCCGAGCTCGGGACTCAGGCGCGCTTGGCGGCCCGGTCGGGCGTGGATCAAAAGACCATCAGCAACTATCTGAACCCGCAGCGCCGGCTAGCCACGGCCGCGGGGCGTCCAGGTTCGGCCAAGCTGTCGGAGGTGGAGAAGATCGCAGCGGCATTTGGTCTTGAAGCATGGGAACTGATCAAGCCGCTCAAGTCTCGCGTCCGTCGGGAACCATGACATGGCGCAAGACGTGCCGTTCTCGTTCTCCTTTCTCACGCTAGACGAAGTTGGCGTCGGCTTCCGACATGACCACCTCGATCTCGAGGCTATTGCGCAGTCGAACGCCCCGCGTGGCGAGTCTCTTGACGACATTCGGAATGTCGCGGAGGCAGCCTTGGCGATGTTTCGAGGCATTTACCCTACCAATGCGCCGTACTTTTGGTGGGGAAATGGATTAGAACTTCCCTGGCACGCGGGATATTGGGTGAGCGATGGCACCGGCGAAGAAGAGATGATGAAGCCGGTTGATGTAACCGCTGAAGTTGCCGTGATCGCGGCTAAGTTGGCAGCATCTGCGGAATATCAGCGGTCGCGAGTCCCATTAAATTTCGAGGCGTTCTCGTCGCCGCAGCATGAGGTACAGACGAAAGCTGTTCAAGTGCTTATGGTGCTGGACACATGCGTTGGTGATTTGGCCTCTGAGAAGTACTTTGATGCGATCAATTGGCTCGCATTTGCATATCACCTCCACATCGATGCCGTTCTCGCGTGCGAGCGCGTCCTTGACAGAGCTACTTCGAACGCGCGGATGGCGGCTAGTGTGCGACACGCCGAGAACCGAGCGATGAAGCGCCAAGTCATGGAGTGGTATACGCAGCATCACAGCCACTACCCAAGCATGGATGCAGCGGCCGAGGCCGTCGCGGGGAAACTAGTCCCTGTGACCTTTCGCACCGCGCGTGCTTGGATCGGCGAATCGAAGAAGCAACTACGGTCTGCGAGCACACCGTAGGGTTTGCTCAGAGACTGCGCGCTCCTCGTGCAAGACGGCGTTGCAGCAGCCCGCCTTCGCAGCCAAATTGGCGCGTATGGCGAAAAGCACGGTCTCGAGCTCACCTTGTCTTCTTGGCCTTTTTGGGCTCTGGAGCATCGAGGGAGATTTTTGCGCCGCCGAAAAGATTCTCGATCGTGCGTATCTCGTCTTTCGAGATCGAGTGATGATCTCCCGGTGCGGCCATGCGCTGAAAAAGCGCCAGGGTAGGCAGACTCACTCCCTTCAAGATGTTTCGCGCGAGCGCGTCCCAAAGGTCCATTTCTCCGCGGCGCGCCTCTTGCGGCAAGCGCTCAATTGCACGCACGGCCGCCCCAGCCATGGTTCGCATCATCATGGCCATCAACTCCCCCTCCCGACTCTTGGTATCCGCCAGCGCGGAGAGGTCGGCAACTCGCTTGCGCAGAGAGTCGATTTCGCGTGTCGCAGCGACTTCCTTTCGCTCATTGATCGCAGCATTCATCATCTCCACGATTTCTGCGCGCCGCTCACCTTTGAGCGGTTCCAACGCCGCGCGGGCGGTATCCAGCGCCTTTGTCAGTTGGGCAAGCTGGGCGCGCAGGTCGGCCTTTTGCTCATCAGAGGCCCTCAGCAAAGCTTCCTGTTCCGCAGTCAGCGCAAGGGCCGCTTTGACTTCGCGGTCGAGACGTTCTACTTCGGCCCTCAGCTGGTCTCGTTCTGCCTTGAACTGGTGAGCAGTAGCGACGTCGTGTCCCATCTGCTTCACCAGCTCCGTCAATCGGCGCTCGAGATGCTCCGCATTGACCAAGCGCTCAATGATTTCGGCATTGAAGGATCGGCCCGCCGCATCAGCCGCTGCGTGCACCTGGGCGTGCAGTTCCGCTGGCAGCCGCAGCGCCGTCCTAACCCAGTCGTCCTGTGCCATGCCGGTAATTCTACCGGGCGGCTTCAAAATGAAGTTGACTTCAAATTGAAGCCGAACTATTATTTTCCACACGGCTTCATTTTGAAGCCGATTTGAGAGAGGACTATGGAAAGACCAGTGACCTTCACGTTTCGGATGCCGCAGGCCGTTCGGGTCGGCGCAGCAGCCGCGGCGAGCAGGGAACGGATTTCGCTGAACACCTGGTTGCTGCGCTTGATCGATGGCGAACTGGCCCGCCAAGCGCGCGCAGCCAAGCGCACTGCGACAACGCCGTAGCTGCTCCCAAAAGGCGAAGCCCAGGCAGGTGAGAGCGCCTGGGCTTCTAGTACCCCGATCCAACCCGTCTAAAAGTTAGTGAGGACTACGTGAATGCTACCACCAGCGCGCGCAAGCGTGCAACCTCGTCATCGGAAACCCGCCCTGCCAAGGGTTCAGATGCTTCCGCGCCGATCTACTCGACCAACGACCTGCCAGCGCTGTACGACGTGATCTCCACGCAGCTCGAGAAGCTGCGCCGGATCGACGACGACGTGACGGGCGGCTTCACGATCCGCATCTGCATCATCGCGCGCCACGCTTTCGCGGCATTCCTCAAGAATCGCGACTCTTGGCCGGTCGCCGTGCAGGCCGAACGGCTGTTCGACATCGAAGCGCTGTTGATGGGCGCGCAGACCTGCGAAGCCATCGGGCAGGAGCGATACGCGCTGCTCGACACGGCCTTGCGCGCGATCGACCGAGCCACCGATGTCCTCATGGAGCATCCCGACTACAAGACCGCGGACACGGTCGCGGATGAATCTATCTACGGTCAGCCGAAGCCGGCCCGGGATGCGGCGCGCAACGTGGAGCGCGCCGCATGCATCCTCAACACCATCGCCGGGATTGCTGCCACGATCGAGAGGTTCGGCGTGCAACTGGTTAGCGCCTCGGGTGAAGACTCGCGCCCGAACGAAGTCGAGGCCCTGTCCTGTGGTGTCCGCGACCTGAGCGCGCAAATCGGTCTCCTTGCCGATTTCGCCATGGAAGAAATGGGCAGCGCTTCCGTCACTCGCGGCGGCATCCGCGAGTGGCTCCTTCCCCCGGTCTACGGCAAGACAAGCAACACCGAGACGGGGGGCAACGGCATGAATACGCCCCGCACAACCCGCCTTTCGGCCGAGGCTGCCGAATCCATCCGCACGAACGCGCTGACTCTCGCGCGCCAAGCCCTGAACGGTATGTTGGCCGCAGAAGATGCCGGCGAGACGGGCGACAACGTGGCGCGCGTCCTGCGCCATGCCGAACGTCTCCTTGACGCGTGGGTGCGTGAGGTTGACGCGTCGACGCTGCACACATGGAGCGCGCATGCCTGGTCCGACCGGCTGCACGACATCGACTCTATGGTCCTGTGCGCGATCGCGTACGAGAGTGCTCACGCGAACGATTCACCTCGCCTTGCGGTGCTCGACGGCTCTGTTCGAGTGCCGTTGCTCGACATCCTGCAATCGCTCGATCGCATCGACTTGCCCCAAGCGGACCAGGGCGATTATGAGCGCCACTCGTTCATGCGAGGCAAGCAGATGGTCTGTGATCTCCTCGACGAGATCGCGTCCGAAGCGGCGAGCGACCAGTTTGACATGTGGGCCAAGCATCGCGGTCGAGACGTGCCGCAGCGGAATGTGGTCCACGAGTTCCTGGAGCAAATTCGCTTCGATGAAGGCGCGCTTGCGGGAATCGGCGCAACGCTCACCGGCATGATTGGCATGACGATGAACGGCTCTCTGCCAGAGAGCGATCAGATTCGGAACGCCACCTACGAAGACTGTTTCGGCACTCCGGACATGATGTACATGGGCGAGCCGGGCTTCGACGGAGATGCGGGTTCAAGCATGCAACCCGAAGATAGCTCGAAGGACGAGGCCTCCAGCGAGTGGCGCGCGAAAGTCCGCGAGCTCGTCGAGAAGGTATCAGACATCGCGGGTCATGCGATCAACGCCTTTGACCTGCAGGATGGCGATGCCGTGTTTGCCGAGCTGCTGCTGCAAACGGCCATGTTCCTTGCGGAGGACCACACCGGAATCCTCGACAAGGAACCTGGCGAGGTCCGCCGCGAGTTCATCAACAAGCTTGAAGCGTGCTTCATGGGCGCGCGCAACATGCCCGATGTTCCCGAAGTCGTCTTCGCAGCCGCTTTGCAGCCCGCAATCGATCTGTTGAACGAAGCGTGGGACGTGACCGAGCGGGAAGAGAGCCGACTCCATGCCGAGGCGCGGCAACAAGACGCTGCTAGGGAACGCGATCAGCGCCGGGAGCGTGTTGAAGGCGGGAACGGCTCGCATCACGACAACATGCTGTACACCGTTGATGTGGTGCAGGACGCGATGGACGCCTTCGCGCAGCTCGGTCCGCAGCAATCTCAGGCGATCGGACCCTCACGCGAGCTTTCAATCATTGCGCGTGCCAAGGCCGATGTCGGGCGCCACGGGGACGCCATGGAACACCTTCATCAGATTTACGCCATGGCTTCCAAGATCGAGTGCACGAGCGAAGAGCAGGCGCAGCGACTTGGCGACATTCTCGACGCTCTTGCTCCCATCGAGAAGTACTTCGCGGAAGTTGAGAAGAAGCATCTGGAGAAGGAAACGCGCGAGCAGTTCGCTCGCGAAGTGTCCAATTTTCTGAAGCGGCTGCGTGGCGGGCGCGCCGATGAAAAACTGACAGCGGCCGAATTGGCGATAGCCGAAATGTCCCGTGCGACCATCCTGTCGGCGATCGGCGATGATGACGTTTCACTCGAAGTACTGCGGGTGCAATTCGAGCGGATAAAGGCTCTCGCTGGCCCGCTGCGCGATGAGCGGCAGAAAGACGGGACGCCCATACCGGGAGCGCAGGAGTCGGAGCACCGCTGATGCCGGCCGTAACGCTGCAGATCGCACTTCCCGACGCGCCGACGCTTTCGCGTGAGAGGCTCGAGGAGATCACAGGCCGCACCAGAACGCCGAGCATCATGGCGTGGCTAGACGAGCATCACTGGCTCTACCAGCTCGACGCCAGCGGAAATCTGGTAGTCGGGAGCCTGTACGCGCATCTTCGCCTCGCCGGCCTCGATCCAGCGGAAGTGTCATTGCCCGACATCCCAGACGGCTTTGACCTCGGCAAGGTGCGTTGAACGTCTGGGTCGCACTGCACTACGCTATTGACGCCATGAGGCTCCCTTACCTCCGCATCCGCAAGTACAAGAACAAGGCTGGCAAGGTCTGGCTTGGCTACTACTACGAGCCGCCGCGCGGCTCAGGCGGCGAGCCCGGCGTTCGCCCTAAGCCCGTTGCGCTCGGGTCCGAGATGCTCCGTAAGGGCGACGACGCGACCGCGCGCGTGCCGCCGCCTGAAGTCCTGGCGAAGTACTCGGCAGTGGCGAAGGTGAAGATCGCCGACACGCCGGCACAGGGCACGATCGCTGCGGTCTACGAGCGCTGGCACGAGTGGGCTGTCGCGGAGGTCAAAGCCGACCGCTTAGGGAAACGCACGCTGCAGGACTATGAGAAGCACTGGCAGGAGCTGAAGCCGGTTTTCGGCGCTGGACCGATCGATGGGCTCACGCAGCCGCTCATGCTCGCCTACTACGACAAGCGAAGTTCGAAGGACCGGGCGAAACGCGAAATCGCGTTCCTCGGCCTGATGTGTTCGTGGGCCAAGCCCCGCGGCTACATGCGCGCTCCCAATCCGGTCGACCGTGGCCTGCGCCATCAGCTCAAGCTGCGGAAAGTGCCTAAGCCTGCAGTGCCGGCGAACGTGTATTGGGTCGTGTGGTCGTGCGGTGATCAGCTGGTGCGCGATACCCTCGACCTTTCGTACATGCTCGCCACGCGGCCCAGCGAGGCCCTGCGCGTGCCGATGCCTCCCGCGGGCGCCGTGCAAGTGGAAAAGCATCTGCCCAAGACTTCCAAGCGCGGCCGCGCGATCGTAAAAATCCCGATCACGCCCGACCTGCAGGCGTTCATCGATCGACGGCGAGCGCTGCGGCCCGAGAGCCTGTACCTGCTGTTCGATGACGATGGGAAGCAGCTGCTGCCCCAGGGCATGGTGCGCACGCGGCTGTACAAGGCCATCAGGCTGGCCAAACAGGTATGCGAGGAGCTGCAGGTTCCTTGGGTGAACTTCACGCGCCAGCAGCTGCGGCCCACCGCGCTCACCGCCACGAACCGCGTGCACGGCCGAGGCGAAGCGCGCAAGCTCGCCGGGCACACGACCGAAAAGCAGACCGCCGACTACATCCGCGAGCCCGAGATTGCGCAAGCGGCCACGCTGCCGCCGTCCGATCCTGTGCTGCTTGAGCGCGTGAAGGCGGCACTTCGCGCACGCACATCGCCGAAGGAGGAGCCCAATGCAACTGCTGCAGCATGAGGACCATCGTTTCACGTTGACGCTTGAGGGGCGCGCGCCGCACTTCACCGGGTATGTGCTTCGCTTTCGTCAACCGCAAGGCGAAGCGCGACGACCGCGAGTCGGCAACCGATACGACTTGCCCGGCACGTATCAGGACAGCAACCAGGCGTTCCATGCTGCGATGGATGCAGTCCACCGGATGATCAACGGCGAGCTGCGCGCCATGGTGTCCGAGGTGAGAAAGCGCGTGAAGGAGTACGACCTTTACGCATCCGCGCTGTTCCAGCTGGAGCGTTGCGCATGGGAGCCAGCGCTGCGCATCGTCAGCCGGCGCGCGGCGAACAAGGGCGCGACGCAAGACTTCAACGAAGAGCAGAGCCCATTGCAGCGCAACACCACTGGAAACAAGGATGCCGCGCGAGACTTCGCGCTCTGGTACGGCGAGCGGCTGGTGCTCGGCGCGGTGCCTGGGCTACGAATCTGACGGCTCCTGGCGAAAAGTCTTTTCGCCAGCACGGGAAGCCGCTACACAAATGAAAGCGCCAGCTCGAAGGCTGGCGCGGGATTTGGTGGCCTGGGGCGGAATCGAACCACCGACACGCGGATTTTCAATCAGTAGCCTACCCCAAAGAAATCAATCGGTTACGCGACGATTCCTTTCGCCAGCAGCAGATGATAGCGACCTTGGAAGCCGCGCGGCGCCGTGAGCGTCGCTGAGAAGGCGAAAAGACTTCGCGAACTGACGCATCGATGCAGCGACGCCGAGGCAAGCCTGTGAGGCCCTGTGCGCTTATATTGGCGCCCGATGCCCTGGCAAGACACCTGGTCCGAAAGCTGCATTCTCAAGCTGCACGAGCGCGAGATTTACCCGCGCGCTGAGGCCCCGTACAGGTACATGCGCGAGTGGACCGGCGACATCGTTATCGAAAACCTCGGGCTCGATGATCGAGAGCGCGCGGGCGAGCGAGACTTCGCCGGCACGTTTTCGGTGATGGTGCTGGACTTGGAAAGTGCTGTGAATGAGCGCGAGTCTGTCTTCGAGGTGTTTGACGCTCACCAGTCAACGATCGGGTACTTCGAAGCTCTCTATGAGGAGGACGCCAGCTTCAAACCAGGTGTCGTGAAGGTCGCCTTCGGGGGCGACGAGAGGTGGAGTCCCAATCTTCTGATCTTGGATCGCTTGATGATTCTAGAACGGCACCGCGGCAGTGGCCTCGGGCTGGAGGTGCTGGCGTCACTGATCGCCTATTTTCGTACGGGGACTGGCCTGATCGCGATGAAGCCATTCCCGCTGCAATTCGAACATGACGCCGGGACGCGACCGAATTTCGAAGAGTTCGCGCTCGGCCGATTCACGAAGAGTGAGCGGTCATCCACGGCCGCTCTTCGACGCTATTACCGAAAGCTCGGCTTTCAGCTGGTGCCCGGAACAGAGTACATGGTGCTCAGCTCGGATGCGGACTTGCCTGACTTCCGCTGACGAGTCTCGTGAGGTGTGAGTGGCGCCGCGCCTATCCGCACGGGCGCCGCACGAAAATCCAGTCGAGGACCGGTGCAATCGTCTGCGTGGCACGACACGAGCCACAAAAAGAAACCGGCCCACGCGGGCCGGTAGAAGACGCTGAGCAAAAGGGAGGGTGTTCAGGAGATAAGCCGCTCAGCGCGGTGCTCAGTGTTGTCAGTGCTGCCTGAGCAGCGCCTGACTCGACGCGACTCACACCCAGCGCCAAGTCTCGGCCTTGCACTTGGCTTCTGACCTCTTAGCATCCTGGTAGTTGGTTGGTTCGCATTGCCACCGCTGGATCAGCCATCGGCGACGCCCAGCAATCTCTGCGCGTTCAAATCCGCTGAACGCGATTTCGGTGACATGGACGCTGCTCAATGTCGGGCGCCACAAAGTTGCAAGCGGCTTGGTCGTGGTTGATGCGCGCGTGTTCATCGCGAAATCGAGCGGCCACAACTGCAAAACCGGAACGTTGCGAACGGTATACGAGTAAAGCTGACCGAACCTCGGCCGCATCTCGCCATTGCCGGGCGTTGGCACCCCGCCGTCATAGCCGAAGCACACACGCACGTACACCGCCGCCTCACTCCGGCCGCTCGTAGACCTCGTCGTAGAACGACAGCCACAGCCTGGCGCTGGGCGGCGGCTCAAAGCCATCAAACGACGCCGCGCGCGCAGCTGCAGCTGCAACGTCCCATTCCGTGGTGATCGGGTCGGTGTCGGGGCCGCTCGTCTCCGCGTGCTCCTCGCGCTGCATGTAGCTGGCGAAGAACGCGACCTTCACGCCCTCAGCGCTGCCGAAGCGCTTCTCGAGCTCGCGCGCGAACCGCGACTCGATCGTCGCGCGATCAGCCGCCGGCAGCTGCGGCCAGTACATCAGCTCGACGGTGTAGGGGGTGTGGAATTGCTCGCTCAGCGCGGAGCGAGCGTTGCTGGAAGCCTCATCCATGCTGACTCTCCAAATACTACTGTACGAGCATACAGTAGAATTCGGTGGACTTGTTCCGCTTTACGCTGACGAACACACTGCTGCTGGGCATCGACTGCCCGGCAGGCTATGTGCTACTCCGCGAAGATCGTTGCTGAATGGAAGAAGTACCAGCGCGCGTACGGCGTGGAGATCAGCGTCGAGGATTACTTCGACCTGTTTTGGCGTCGGCGGATGGGCGAGAAGATCAAGATTCCGAAGGGGATCGAAGATGGCTTCGCCGAGCCGGAAAACGCTCGTGAGCGCGAGATTAAAGCTCTCATCGATGAATGGCGAAGCACCGAGTCCACGCGACTCGAGCAAGAGCTTTTCAAGCAGCGCCGACGCCTTGCTGACGCTCAGCGGATTCTCGCAGCCAAGCCGACGAAGAAGGCAGCAGACGATCAGCGCATCGCGTCGAGCAAGACAGATCAGATCCTCGGTTGGCTTGAGGATTTGCAGCGCACCACGCCGGCAGAGCGCGATGCGCGCATCTACCCACAGCACTACTCGCATGTGATCGTGATGGAGGGCGGCAGGCGCGTGCTCAAGCCGATGCGTTACGGCTGTCGCCCCGCAGGCAAGCCGGCCTTCTACGACACGAAGTTCCCCGGCACGTACAACGCGCGCCGCGACAACCTCGAAGGGTTCTGGAAAGGGCAATTCGGCTACAGCCACGGAATCATGGTCGCCACCGAGTTCTTCGAGAACGTCGACCGTGATGGCAAGAACGTCGTGCTGGAATTTCGGCCGGCGACGCGGCACCCAATGCTCGTCGCGTGCTTGTGGTCGCGGTGGACCGCACCAGGTGAGTCCGATCTTCTATCGTTCGCTGCGATCACCGATGACCCGCCGCCCGAGATCGCCGCAGCCGGTCACGATCGTTGCATCGTGCCGATCAGGCCGGAGCACATCGACGCTTGGCTTGAACCCGGACGATCAACGCCAGCGTCGCTGCAGGTCATTCTCGATGACCGCGAGCGCCCTTACTACGAGCACCGGCTCGCAGCTTAGGGGCTGGGGCAGGAGCACCGCAAACCTGTAGGTGGTGCAGGAGCCGCAGCAGCGCTACAGTCGCGCCGATGCGAAAAGCAACGACGGTAATCGCTCACGCCGGGTTAGGTGCATGCTTGGCTTTCGTCCTGCCCCTCGCCGATGCCGGACAGGAGCGATCGGCAACCGCGAAGGCGGCATTCAAGCGCGGGCATCCCTGCCCTTCCACCGGTCAGCGCCGCGGCGCCTGCCCTGGCTACGTCATTGACCACAAGCAGGCCCTGTGTGTGGGTGGCGAAGACGCCCCGCGGAACATGGCCTGGATGACCGTGGCCGCCGCGAAGGCCAAGGACCGCTGGGAGTGCAAGCCAGGCTGGGAGATCAAGCTCCATAAATGTGAGGAGGACGGCGGCTGCTGGGCAACGCGGCAATGAGGCACACTACCGCTGAGCCGCCCGCCATAGACTGGGAGGCGAAAGAAGGCCGGCAAGAGCGTTTGCTGCCTGCGGCCGGAGAATAATTGGCGAGAGGGAGGAGATGTCATGCCGATTCCGGCATTGGATGGTCACGGCCTACTCCCGGTAGGCATTCATGATTGCACATGGCCTGAGGTCGAAGAGCGCTTCTGCTGGAATGCAAAGCGTGTCGAAATATTCGGCAAGCTGACGGACTTCTTAGCCCAGAGATGGGCACCCTTGAATCTGAACTTGCCGATCTTCGTCGACGGCAGTTTCACCAGGCAGACAGACACGCCAAAGGACGTCGATATCGTAATTGACGCATCCGTCGTCGACGCCGCCGCGATAGTCCCTGTTTACCTGCTTTGGTTCGTTCGTGATGAAATCAAAGCGAACTTCATGGTTGACTTTTGGTTCAAACATCCGTCATTGCCGACCGATCTCTCCGCGTATTTCTGCTATACCGGATTGAAAGCCGGCGCGGAGCTTGGCCTTGACGCCAAGCACCCTAAAGGCATACTGCGAGTCAATCCATGAGCCAGCACGACCACACCGTCGAAGAAACCAAAATGTTCTTGGAGAACATGGTTGGCTTCGCCTTGAATGCTCGCGCTGCCGGAATCGAGGTTACGCCTCAGCAGGTAGTTGCGTCGACTCTCAGCAAGATCGTAGAGATTGCGGAACAGCATTTCCCTCTCGCCAGAGTGCTAGACAGCTCTGACTTGGTGCTGCACGCCGAAGGACCCGGCGCAGCGCAGTCCATGCCTTGGCTGTCGGCGTTGAACTGGATGACGACCACCGCAGAATCAAACGTGCGTAAGGTCGCGGCTGCGTACTTTGATATGCGCGGCGCAAACGGCAAAGAGATCGCTCGAAAAATGGATCCCCGCCTGACTGGCATCGCGCCGGGAAGCCTTTGGATGGGCATCAAGCTTGAGGAAGCACAAGAGGCAGTCCTTGATCTGGAACAAGGTGAGGCTCATACGCTTAGCGATGAACTTCAAACGCTCCCCGGCTTGGTTCGCTTCATAGACGATGAGGGCATGCGACCGGGCGTCGAAGAATATGTCTCGGACCCCGCGATGCGCGACATCGGGTTAGCCGCCCTATTGCGGTTTTCACCCACCGGCCGTCGTGGCATCCATACATTGGAAATCGGCTCCCGCGGACAGGGTCTGGTTAGCCTGAGTCAGCGCGAGCGTGTTGTTCTGCGCGAGGTGATCGAACGTCCGGATTTGCGGCAGTCAAGAACCGGTTCATTTGTTGGCGAGATCCGCGAGGCGGATTTGGACAAGTCACGCCTTCACCTGCGCGGCGTGGAGGGGATTGGCACGCTGCGCTGTATCGTCGCCGAGATGAGCGCGGACCAGGCGAGAACGCTCCTCGGCGAACGAGTTTTGGCGATCGGCAGCTACCAAGTCGACAAGAACGGTCGCCCGCGCCTTTTGATTGTTGATCGTTTCGAGCCGGCTCCGTTGCCGAAACAACTGCCGCTTTAATCGGTCCCCACCTGAGCTCAGCCACCTTCGGGTGGCTTTTTTGTGCTTAAGGGCTCCGTTTCTCGGGCAAGTTCAGCGAGAAGCGCAACGGGCCTCCGAGAGACGAGGGCTCTGATGTCGCAGGTAGCCGCGCCTTGCAGTGGGGACAGGTTACGAATGCTCCAGCGGAGTCCTGCTCTAGCTCCGGGAGCGTGCTTCGAATGATCGTCTGAGTCCCGTCTTCTTTCGCCGCGGACTCGTACAGCGTCTCGCCGCAAGACGGACAGCTATGAGCGGTGTGTCCTGGAAGCATGGGCAGCCCCGGCTACTTCTTCAGGCACTCGCTCATGAACTTCTTCCGCTCGTCGCCTTTCTTATCGGCGGCCTGAGCGTTGCAGTCCTTCATCTTTTGCTGCTGCGGGGTCAACTTCTTCGCTGACAAGCACTCCTTCATGAACGCCTTGCGTTCGTCCCCCTTCTTGTCCCCGGCATCCTTGTTGCAGGCGGCCATCTTGGTCTGCTGCGAGTTCTCAGCAGCGTGGGCAAACGTGAACACGAAGCCGCAGATCGCGGCAAGGGCAAGTTTCTTCACCTGGATCTCCATCAGCGCTGAAATGCGCGGACGGATTTCAGCACGCCGGCGCCAGCATGCCAAGCGCTCCGCACCGGCAGGTTAGAGCTGCTCCTTCACCGCGGCCTGAATCTGCGCGATCTGCGCTCGGCCACGATGCCATGCCGTGATCCCCACTGCTGCGCCAGGGACCGCGAGAATGCTCGCAATCGCGAAGGCCAGCTGAGGAATCATGGCTACGACCGTCGCAATGGTGGGGCCGTCCTTGAGTGTCATGGCCTGGTAGAACAAGACGCACACGAAGATCACGGCGATCAGCGAAGCAAGGGCGAGCACATACCCGTTTGCGGGGCGCCATCCCTTCTGCCACCAGTTTTCGCTTGCCGATGCTGCCGCCTCGGCCTGCATCGTGGCGTTCACCGCTGCGAGGTCGGAGCTGTCAGCCTTGCGAAGCTCCAACTCGTAGTTGTAGGCCATCTCCATGAGCTTTTCGCGGTGCTGCTCTTCGAACTGCTTGGCCTTGGCTAGAGCATCGGCGCTCGATTGCAGGGTCGCGAGGATGTCTGAAGGATTGGCCGACGATGAGCCGATGGCTGATGCGAGAGCAGAGCCGATCGCAGCGCCCCCCGGAATAGGAAGGGCTGCCCCAAGCAGCGGCAACCCCAATTGCGCGATCGATTTCGCGACATCTTTCCAGTCCATGGCGATTCCTTTATTGCGGGTTTGCCGTGTTGAGGAAACCGATAACGAGCCTGCCGACGCAGATCGCGCCAATTACAGCGCCCGTGATCGCACCGATCATCCAGTGACCACCGAGGAGGCCAATTGCCGTGCCGATCAAGGCGCCGACAATGGCACCTACGAAGGCAAAGGGCAGCACGATCAGACTGCCGTAGAGGAAGTTCAGGATCGATTCCATGTCAGGCTCCAGGCGCGTATTGCCAAAGGCCCGTGCGCATCTGCTCCGACAGGCGCTTGGCCCGGGCCGGGGTTTGCTGCGCCCACTTGGACTGCAGCATGTAGAAGGCGGCTTCGTCATATCGAGCGCCCTGCACTGCGTCCAGCGTCTGTTTGAACGCGAGAAGACCATCCGTCCCGAGCTGGAACGCCATGTTCAACAGCAGCCCTTTGCGCACGTCGTCCAGGTTCTGGAACCAAGGGAGAGCCCGGGTCAGCGCATCGATCCGATCATCAATGTCGTTCTGGAGCAGGAAATCGATTTCGACGTTTCGCAGGCCCGATCCGGGCTTTCTGGAATCGACCAATCGCCCGACACCAATCGTGTCAAAGCCGAGCGAGTCTTTGTAGACGCAGGGCTTGACGCCTTCGTCTCCGCGCAGTTGGCGTGTCAGTTCCGTTTTCACGAGCGCTCCTTTCCTAGCCAGCGTTGAACCGTTTTCGTCTCGTAGATGCGAATGCACGTCCACACCAACGAGGCCAATGCAGCAAGAGGAGGAAGCCACGCCGCTAACGACGCGATGACCGTGGCAAGGGAGATTCCGTCAATCAGGTGTTTGGTTTGTTCGTTCATGGGCGTCGTGGTTGGGCAAAAAAAGGCCCGGGGGTTAGCCGGGCCTCGGATTCATCACTCGTACAAGAGGCTCACTGTTCCAGCATCGAACGTGTTCGTGCCAGACGCAGAAAGTCGAACGCGTTGAAGCGCAGTCGCAAGGGCCTTAGACCCTGCGATGGAGAACACGTTGAGCAGGCCAGCTCCGCGAGCGATGTTCCCGGATGCAACCCACTTATTCGTTGAAGGGTCGAGCAATCCAATCGTCACTAGGCCAGTGAATGCACCAGCCGCAGAGTTGGATTGCAGCGCCCATGAATCAGTGCGTTCTGTGACCGAAGGAGTAACGCCATTTGAGGTGCTGGCGAATGAAGTCGCATAGCCCGAGGTCTCAATTCCCGCGGAGCCTCCAAGCTGAAGGAGCAAGAAGTCCGTGCCGGTGAAGCTCACGCCGTCAAACATCAGCGTGATGCGTCGAGCCCAGCTAGGCAGCCCAGTGAAATCGACGGTCGCGCCTGAAGCCGTGACAAGGGCCGTAGGTGTCAGGCGAGAGCTTGCCGAGAGAAGATGGAATTGCGTGCCGTCGTAGAACACTTCAACCGGGATGCCCGCGATGAGTGCCCCTGCCGGCGCGATCGCGCCGCCGGAAAAGATGTTCTTGGCACCGCCTGCGTTGATGTTCAGTGTCGCCGTGCCTGTACTCGTGTTCACCGGGATGAATCGAAACGTCTGACCCGCCGTGTATCCAGGGAAAAACGGGGCCGTCGCAGTGATCGTGTTCGTACCTGCAACGCTGGTCAGATAGATCAACCTGCCCGACTGAACGTCGTTCGCGTTCACCGCATCAGCGCTCGCAACCACTGCACCCAGGCTTGTGATGCGCTGCCCGTTCATCGGCAGCGCATTGGTGGCCTGCACCGATCCATCCGCAGCCAGTGCGTTTGCGTTGACGTTGTTGGCGATCTGGTTCAGGTTCGCCATCTGCTGAGAAGCATCGATGGTCTGCCCGTTGGCGTATTGGTATGGGAGCGGAAGCGAAACGATGGCCATAAAAAAAGCCGCCCGAAGGCGGCTCCTTTGCGTGTGTGGTTGTTCAGTACGTCATGCCCTGGGCGTACCCAAGTGACTGCAGAATCGGAAGCTCTTTCTTTATCCGCTCGCCGATGTCGGTTCGATACATCGGGGAGTTGGGAATCTCGATGCCCTTGAGAACGTCGTAAGCCTTCTTGGCCGACGCGGACACAGAGGACGCTGTGCCTGTCGCCACGAGCAAGTAGGAGCCCGCCGTCACCCAGCCGGGCATGTCCACGACCTTCCCGCCAGCCTGAATCGGCACCGTCCCCGCCATCACCTCGCACGGGTGGATGTTCTCGTTCATGTCCGAGTAGATCGGAATGCCCGTCGTGTCCTCACGCGGGACCTTGTTGTAGGGGAAGTCAGGTATGGCACACACCACGCCCGTTGCGATGTCCTTGGACACCTCAAGCGAGTCATACCCTGCGAGCAGGTCTGCCATCCAGGCCGCGGGGTCACCTTGGTGCAGGGCCGTGGCGATCTGAAAATGCGGCCACCCGAATCGAGCGGTGAACTCCATCGGATACGGAGTGCCGCTTTCATCAATGATGACCGCCACGTCGATGAACCCCGTGTAGCCGATCTTGAACAAATAATCTGTGACCGGGAACAGAACTTTGTCTGCGAGCTTGGACTTGTCCACGTAGCGCAGGACCGTGCCCATCTCGCCCGTGTTCACGCCCTTGTCGCCGTTCATCAGCTTCTTGTGTTCCCAGTTCTCATTGATTGCATGATTCCAGCCACCCGGGCCGAACCATCCACCGACGGCCATTTCCACGCCGGGGCAGAACTCTTGCAGGATGAACGGGGCTTTCGCCTTCCCGAGCTTCTTCCATCGGCGAAGCATGTAGATCATGTCCTGCGGGGACTTGCTCACGTAAGACAGAGCCTTGTCCACATCAGCCGAGGGCTTGGACACGAATCGCCCCATGGTTTTGCGCACATAGGCTTCGGCCGAGTCGTAGTCGTTGAAGGTCTTGTAGGGCAGCGTGTCGATGCCGGCGTCCTTGAACACCTTCTGACCGACTGACCGGTCCAGCTCCATCGCCTGCCCGGCAAGATTCGCTCCAAAGATCGGATAGCCGTACTTGCGGTAGCCCTCAAGTGCCTGGATATAGCGGGTGTTGTCGGACAGCACCGTGAGTTCCGACCAGCGCATCCACTTCTGCCAGTCGTTCACCCGCTCGACAAGGCCGTCCCCGATGGGAATCCGGTTGCCGTTCTTGTCGGGGGCGATGAACCACTTGACCTCGTGACCCCACTGCTTGCAGCGAAGGGCGAAGTCCAGAAAGTTTCCGCCGCAGTCGATCAGAAGGATTTTCATGGCGGGGGTGCAATCGGACCCAAGGCATCGTTGACGCGCTTGCCCAGGCGGTTGTCCTTGAATTTCCTGACCCCGTAATTTGCCGCTGACAGCACGGGCACAGGCAGGAAGTGACCTGCGTAGTGAGACGCCGAGATTGCAGCGGTGTCGGCCATCGCCGCGAGAACGCTGGCAGTGTTGGAGTGATTGACCGCATCCTTCGGGGACGTTAGTACGTCCTTGGCGACCTCGTTCAGGGTGCGCAATTGGTCCGCCCCCTTCTTGCCGAACATGAAATCCAGCTTGCCGTCCTTGTCCAATTCGGTAATGAGCTTGTTCAGCTTGCTCGCCGAAGCAACTGCCTCGCCGCGTTCGTTGATGTTCAGGCTGGCCGCCGCAGCGTCCTTGATGTGTCGAATGGTCTGACCCTGAAGTTCGGCCCACGCCTGTTTGCCCTCGTCTCCTGCGGTTTGCAGAACTCGGCGAAGGTGGCGCACGTCGTCCGTGGAGCCCTTTAGGATTGAGTGGTCGAACACGTCCTCCAGCGCCACGGCCCGGTCGCCCTTGTTCATCGCCATGAGCTTGCGAACGGAGGCGCGGTCTTCGAACTGCCGGAAGTGGTTTTCGGCCATTCGGCGCGCTTGGCGGTACAGATCGCCGCCCTTGCCCTCGGTGGCTGCGTCGATCAATTCCTTGAGCTTAGGCGCGTAGTTCGCATCGGGGCCTGCCAAGTCGGCGGCCTTGTTGATCGTCTTGCGCAGTTCTTCCATCTGGGAGATGGTCAGAACGTCGTTCTTCCCCTTGGTCAGCCGCTTGATCTCGTCCTGAACCGTCTTCATCACCGGGGCGTTGCGCATGACGGAGCGGTTTTCCTCAAGGTATGAGGTGAGCGCCTTCACGCTGACCGGCTCTTGCATCTGGCCGGCATCCTTGGCGGCCTTGTAGGCGGCGCTAATCTTGCCGCTGACCTGTTTGTCCTTGGCTTCGAGTGCCTTGACGACCGACTCGCCGACCGAGCGCAGGCCGCGCGCTTGCGCGCCGGTCTGTTCATCGAAGGCATCGAGATTGCGGTAAATCCCCGCGTTCTGCTCGGCGTACCGCTCCCGAAGAGGGGCGCCTACCGTGGGGTTCTTTGCGGTCTCGCGCTCAAATTGGATCTGAGAGAAGTCCCGCGTCTTCTGCCCCTTCGTCAGACGTATGGGAACTGGAAGCGATGCAGCCTCGACCTCTCGGCGCAAGCCGTCTGCCGTCATCGCAGCGCCCATCCCGGCCATCGGTGCAGGTCGGGGACGCAAACGGTCCACTGCGGAAGAGGCTGCGTCGGCAACTTTCCCTGCGCCTTGGAAAGCGGCAGGACGCGCCAGCGGCCCGATGCGGGGAACCTCGGGAATCAGCGGGGGGATGTTGGCTTTCTCGATTAGGCTGCCCATCGAGTCAAGCATGTCCCTGCCCGCTTCGGTGCGAGGCTGGTAGGCGGCTTGCTGCAGCCTTTGGGCGAACGCCTCGGCCTGTTGAAGACCCTTTTGCGTTCCGTAGTTGCCGCCCGTCACGCCACGGATCACACCGCCGGCCTGGGCGAACGGAGTGGCGACCATGTTGGACACCATCGAAGCGGCGGCATCCGCAGCCCCGACGGCGTTCTCCAGGAAGCCCCGTTTCGGCTCGGCCTTGGGAGCGCTGGTGGACTTGCCATTAGCGGTCTGCCCATACGAGGGCGGAATCTGTGCGTAGGCCGGCTGCTGCGTCTTCAGCTGCTGCTGCAGGATGCTCCACGCTTGCTCCTGCGTGGCCCCTTCTGGGCCTTGTACCTGGTAGGTCTTGCCCTCGGGGGACTTGAACTCGAACGTGGGCATGTCAGGGCTTCACGGTGACGGACCAGCCGGAGGGGATCGCACCTGCAGGAGCAGGCGCCGCCTCCCGCTTCTTTCCGAATCCGGAATTGATGTCGGCCATGATCTCTTCGCGGGTCTTCTTGAGCGACTGCTTGGCATTGCCGATGATCCGCTTCATGCCCTCGATCGCGCCCAGCATCATCGCGGGCGTGCGGGCGTTCATGTACGCCTCGTGCGCGTTCTGCACGTCCTGCACGTTCAGCGTGCCGGGATTGCCGGTGACGATGCCCTCGAACTCGCGGAACACAGTTTCGGCAGCTTGATCCAGTTGCGTGATGCGCGGGTCGCCCGCCTCACGCATCGCCGCAAGTTGCACATTCGCGAGCGCAGGGAATCGCGACGGGTTCAGCTGCGACATTGCGCTTTCGAGCACCGGGATTTCCAAGTCGAGTTGGTTCTCGGCGCGTTGCAAGTTCTGGGCACGAACCTCGAAGTTCTTCTTAGCCGCCAACTTGCTCTTGACATCGGCCGACGCGGAAATGATCTCCTGCGTGCTCATGCCGTTTTCCTTGGCGAGCCTGCCCACGTAAGCCATCACCCTTTCGTAGGTGCCGCCACGCTTGGGAGGAGTGGCTCCACGAATCAGGTAGTCCCACGCCGCGGCTTCGATCGGGTCGTTGGCCGGTGCGCCGTTCGCGCCGACCTTGCCGAAGCCTTGGCCTGCACCAGTCTTGCCGCTTAGCTTGTCCGCCCGAGCACCGCTGGCGCGGCCACGTTCTTCGATCTCTTTGCGGCGCGCGTCAAGAAGGGACTCGTCGTCCTCCAGCTTGCGCCGCTTCACGTCCAATTCCCCGGCTCGAACCTGACCGAGAAGCCCGGCGTTCTGCGCCCGCAGGAACGCTGCCTCTTGCTTGGCTTCCTGGTTCAGGTAAGGCGTCAGCCGATCCAGCACTGCCATCGCCAGGCGAGGGTCGGTGATGCCCATGCGCTTGATCTGCTGCGCCGCCTGCTCAAGGGACATGCCCTGCTGCATTTGAGGTGGCGGGGGAACCTGCGGCATCTGCATTGCAGGTTGTTGCGCACCCTGAAGACTGCGGTATGGGGGAATCTGGGGCTGCTGCGGCGCCTGCGACACTTGCGGCATCTGAGGCGGCCGGGAGAACTGCGGGATTCCCGGCGCCAACTCCGGTTGCATCGGCACGGACGGCTGACCAGGCTGGGGCGTCTGCACCTGTGGCGGCGGTTGCACCATGGGCGGCTGGTTCCCACGGGCCATGATCTGAAAGACCGCGTCGTTGATCTTGGCGTTGTTGGCCTGGTTCCACTTCGCCTGATCGAGCTCCATCTGGCCGGCAGCAATACGCTGTTCGTCCAGAGCTTTCTGGCGCAGGAATTGGTCGTAGTCTCGCTGACCCTGCATCGCGCCAGCGAACATCGGCAGGAGCATCGAAGCCATCAAATGCCCCAGTTCTGACCCGTGCCGTAGTACGTGTCACCGCCATCAAAGGGCGTGCTGTAGTTGCCGGGGTTGTAGGACTGGCCGCCTTGAAGCCAGTTCCAACCGCTGTTGATCGCCTGCGAAACCGGCCCGCCAAACTGCTGCGCGAACTGGTTGGCTTGCTGCGCAGATGCCATGTTGTTGTTGAAGGCCTGGTTCGCCGCCTGGTTCGCGCCGTTGATGTACCCCAGCGAGTTGGATTGCAGCTGCTGCAGCGCCTGCATGTAAGGCTGCTGACTCGCCCAGTACTGATTGATGGCTTGGTTTTGGTTCCCGAACACAGTGTTCGATGCGTCGTAGGGAACTTGACCGGACGCGAGTCGCATCTGCGCGGCCGTGTTGCCCAAAGCGCTGCCGCCACGGTACGCACCCTCCATGCCTTGTAGGCCCATTTGGGCGCGCTGCAGTTGCTGGTTTTGCCAGTCGTTTTGAAACTGCCCGAGCACGTTCCCCTCCACCGCAGCTCCATAGGGCGTCATCGAAATTCCGCGCGCGTATTCGCCGGCTCGGGTGTTGTCCACCAATTGGTCACGAGCCATGTTGTATTGCGACTGTCGCGGGTCCATCCCGAGCTGATACATCTGAGTTCCAGCGTCGTACAGGCGCCCTGCGGCCCCCTTCGCAAGAGCTACCTGTTGGTCATACAGGTGCCCCGCGGCATTCGCATTTTGTTGAAATCCACCAGCGTAGGGATTGTTCATCTGCTGCTGAAACAGCGGCCAGATGTATTTGTCCATTGCGTTCTGGTTTGCACCAGCACGAGACGCATAGGCGTTGTAGTTGTCTTGGAAGCTCTGGTCGTACTGCGGCCGAGCCGTTGGGACGTAGGCATTCGGATTGCCGCCAGTGGGCGCGGACGAACCACCCCCAAACATGCTTCCCACGGCATCACCGATGACGGCAGAGCCGATGCTCCCAAGAATCATCCCGAACGGCATGGCTAGTCCTTGATCTCGTGTTTTTCAGACACCAGCACGTCGTCAAGTTCGCCCTTGCGCCCGTGCAGGTTGTGGATGCAATAGACCACGGTCCTGTCCGACAGCGCCTGCATCATGTGTTTCTTGTGGGCCTTGATCGTCAGGCCGGTCGGAGCCCAGAACGCTCCAAGGAACTCGTCTTCGCACCACACCGCCACGCCTCCTGCGGCAACCATCGACGTGTGGTCGTAGTCGTGAGCGTGCTGGGGAACGACATACCCCGCCCGCTCTAGGAACATCTGCTTGATGGCAACGTCGTCCGAGCCGTGGAACTCCCACTTGTCCGGCTGCGCTACCTCATAGAACTCTGTGGGCTTATGCATTCGTGTACCCCAACGTTTGGAATCGGTGCTTGGTCTCGCGCATCGAGAATCCCGACGAGGCCGTCCCGCTCACGGTGACTTGCAGTTTCTTGAACACCAGCGGCTGCGTCCAAGGGATCGTCGTGACCTGGCTGGTGATCGTCGCGGTGGCATACGTGGACACCCCGTAGATTGCCGTTCCGTACACCGCAGCAACCGGTGAATACGTGAACTGCAATTGATTGAGCAGGTTGCCGTTTCCGTCCTGAGCAATCACGCTGTACGAGGAACCCGCGCTGCTCTTGCCAAGTTCAATCGTGGATTCGATCACCGCCGTTTCGCTCATCTCGGACGGATGGATCAGAACATCCGAAGCCACGCTGCTGGAGTAGTTCGCGCCGTTGTCTTGGTAACCCGTCGTCGCGGACGCAGTGACCTCGGACGAAAACAGGCCAACACTTGTTGGGCTTGCGAGGTAAAACACGTTCGCAACCGGCACCGCCACCGAGTAGCTGAAAGAGTGAGGCCCCGTCCACCGGCTGAAGATAGTGTCAAACCAGTAGTCGGCACCGATGATCTGCTTGCCCGCGACGATGGTGTCCAGGCACACCCGATAGATGCCGTTGTTGTAGGCGCCACAAGCACGAGAGATGGTCGTGGCGTTGGCGAACGGCACCACGATGTCCGGTGTCTTTCCATCCTCAGCCTGCACATACTCCAACTGACCCCGCAGGTCGATCAGGCGAGGGCCATCGGAGGCGATGAAGTAAATCCCCTGGGGAGTGGATGCTGCGGTTCGCGGAGCGGAACATCCGATGTTCGCCGAGATGATGTTGAGGGAAAGGGCCGTGGAGCCCGTCCCTGTGATGTCTCCCGAGATCTGGTAGATCGAGTTGGCCTTGAACACCGCCAGCGAAGACAAGATGCCGGCCGACGAGGTGGAAAACGCAAGGCCCGAAGCTCCAATGATCGGCGACGTATCCCCAAGGGTCAGCGCACCAGCGAAGTTCGTGTTGTTGATGTTCGTCGCGTTCAGCGAGTCCGAGAAGTACGCGACGTTTCCACAGAAGAAGTACGCCCGGTTGAAGAACTGCTGAACCCACACCGGAGGACTTGGTAGCGCATTGGTTGCTGTGTTGCCAGCGCTCCACACGGGAGCTGATGGGTTCGAGATGTCAATCCAGCCGAAGAAGTTGGAGCCGGAGAACCCGGGATGGGTAAACACCACCTTTGTGCCGACCACATCGCACGAAGGTGGTGTCCACGCGCCCGAGGTCGCCTGCGTGGTCGGGGTGTTCGCTCCCGTCGCCCCGGCGATCGTGACGAACGCCCCCACGGACGTGTCCCAGCAGAAGGGGTAGTCTGTTCCCCCGGCTACTGCGACGAGGCCGTAAATCCTCGTCCCAACTGAAATTGCTGCACTCACCGCGCCCGGGCTGGTGAACCCCGAGAACGTGGTCCGGTTGATCACACCTGGTCGCGACACCACCGCTCCACGGTTTTGACGATCGAACACCACGTTCGACAGAGACTGACACGCTCCCGGGAACGCGGACAACTGCTCCAGCGAGTCAGCCAGCCCCAGCGGAAAGAAGCTGACCGGTTGAGCGTTACGCAGCGGCATCAGTCACCTTGCAGCTTGGTGGGCTTGACTGATCGCGCGGCGCGGAATCGAGCCGGATCAAGCTTGACGGTCAGTGCTCGGTCTTCCTTGTCGTTTGCCATCCGAAGCATGCGACGGAAGTCTTCGTCGTTCTTCTGAGAGAACTGAGGCTGCCGGGCGTCGTCTGCAATCTTCATCAGGTCTTCGGCGACCATGTCCACCAGAAGGGCCTGATCCTGGAACCAAGGGATCACCGAGGACGTTTCGGGAGTGGTGATCTCCACGTTGGTGTCCATGTACCGCACCGTCAGCGTCAACGCGATTGACGGGGTGGGGTACAGGTAAAGGAGCGGTGGAGACTGCGCGATGTCGGTCGCGTAGATGTACGGCCAGTCCTGAAAGCCCGGGGCGTTGTACAGCGCGTCATAGTCCTGCAGGGACCGCGGCGTGAGCGTGTACTTGACGCCCTGGATGGAATAGAAAACCTCCCGCGCCCGCAGATAGTTGGCCGGGAGGTTGTAGCTTGGCGTGCCTGTCAGGACGTTGATCGTCGTCGTGCGACGGATGATGTCCAGGTCCTGATCCAGCGCGATCTTCACAAGCCGGGCGTTCAAGAACTGCCCCGCCTGCGAAGTAAAGCCGGGCGTCTTCGCGATCTGGCACGCCAGCGCGACGATCTGCGAAGACATCATCATCTCAAGCCGCCTTCTTCAGTTCTTCCTGAAGCTCGGCAAGGTGCTCCTCGCCCTTGGGGATCACCTCTTCGAGCTTGGCGATCACTTCTTGCAAGCCCTTGACGTTGTGCTGCTCAGCACCGACCAGACGAGGTTTGGCTTGCAGTTGCGCGAGCTTGGCCTTCTCTTCGGTCAGACGCTCCTTCTGCTGCTCCAGCGCGTCCTGAACGGCAGGAATCTTCATGCGCTTGAGCGACTGGATCGCCAGCGCCTCAAGGCACCGATCCAGTTCGGTGGACATTTCCTGCGACGTGGCGCCCTTGGCGAAGTTGCCCGAGATGTTGATGCTCAGGTCTTGCTTGAGTTGCTGCGTGACCTGGAACAGGTAGCCGACTTCTTTCTTGTCCATGTCTGCTCCCATCACGCGAAGGTGCGGCCGCTGCGGCGCTTGCTGTAGTCGGTCGCGTCCTTCAGGGAGGCTTCATGCGACCAGCCGCGGTTCATGATTTCTTTCAGAGCCCAGGCGGTGTTTCGCTCCACCGAATAGGTCTGCCCGTGCGCGTACTGTCGGCCGGCGTAGTTGATGTGCTGCATGCTCGGGGGCAGGTCCATGCGGAGCGACTCCAGCACGGGAGCGTCCAAGACTTCGGTGACTTCGGCCTTCTCGACCTTGTCTTTCAGTGAGAGCGTCGACACGTTTTCTCCTTCGTCAATGAAAAAGGGGCGGCCCCGTCAGAGACCGCCCCTCGTTTGGCCTACCAAGGATTAGTAGGTGGCACCCGTGGTGATGACGTTGCTGTAGTTGCTGCCGGATTCGCAGCGAACGAAGAACGCCTGGTTGAGGATGATGGTTCCGTAGAACACCTTCCACGACACCACCCGCAGTTGGTTGTGCGGGTCAGACTTGTCGGCCGAGTTCAGGTACTCGAACCGCGCGTTGTCCAGCACCACCTGACCATAAGCACCCTTGCCCATGAAGAACGTCGGGTAGACGGTCACGCCCGCAGCCGGAGCCGAGGGGGCGATCAGTGCAGGGGTGGCAGACGATTGCAGCGAGGCAACCGTGGGGCCGGGGCCGGTGATGACCACCGTCTGGCCGCCCGTGAGCTGGGTGGCATACCCGGCGTAACCGCCCGAGGTCGGGCCCGAGGTGGACAGGCCGATGTTGTTGGGGGTCGTGCCACCAGCGGCAGACACGTACACGTTGAACGTGTAGGCGTAGGGGCTGGTCTGCGTGGCCGTGGGCAGCGTGACCGAGATTGCCTGGTTGGTCGTCAGCGTGATGTTGCCCGACATCTGGTGGATGACGCGCTCGTAGCCGAACACCGGATCGGTCTCCGTGACCATGATCTGGTACGTGCCCGAGGCGAACGAACCGCCGGAGGTGGCCGAGCCGTTGACTGCCGTGGCGCCCACGTAATACGGCACCATGTTCGACTCGCAAAACCGGGTGCCGGCGAACATGCCGATCTCCCAGTTGTACAGGCGGTTGATGTCGCTGTAGCTCCAGGCCGTGGCGATGGTGGTGTTGGAGCGCAGGTCTTGAGCCACCAGCGGGTGCAGGATCGACACGTAGTGCGGAGCCTGCTGGGGAGAGGCGCCGCGGTCGCCATTGGCCACGCGGATGGTATCCACGTCCAGCTTCTCGTCCTCGACCTCGTTGCCCATGAAGCGGGGAGCGCCCACGGTGAACAGAGAGCCCACGGCCTTGTTGATCTCGGTCACGCCCACCACATCGGTGGCCACCAGCGAAGCCCGGTTGGACTTCGAGTTGGCGAAGTAGATGTTCGAGCCCGCCATCAGGGCGTTGAAGGTGTTGCGCTCCAGCGTCTCGGCCATTTGCATGGCGGTGAGCTGGATGGCCTTCTGGAACAGCGGGTGCGCGATGGTGAGTTCGGCCACGTCGGTGATGAACACCGAGTCGCCCCACTGCTGGGCCGTCGCGGAGACCTGCGAGATCGGCATGCTCTCGCCCACGCTGGGCACGCCTTCGGCCAAGGGTGCGCCCGGCAGGTTCAGCCGGGAATACCGCGTGGCGGTGTAGGTGGTGCCCATGTTCTTGGGCAGCGTGAGCTGGTCGCCGAACTGGTAAGCCACCAGTTGTCGTTTGGCCAGGGGAAGAGTCTTCTCCTGGATGTAGTTTGCAATGTCGGCGGAAAAGCCCGACGACTTGTTTTGCGTTGCCATATCGATTCCTTCTCAGAAACGAAAACGGCCCGCTTGGGGCCGTTAGATGGGTTGGTCCTTGAGCCGGTCGTACAGCGATTGATCGCTCTTGCCGGCCGCCACACTTGCGGGAGTGCCGAGAGGTCTTCCTTGGGCGGCTCTCACGCGGGCTTGTGCTTCCTGGCGAGCCTTGGGCGCCTTGTTCATGCGCTCCATGGCCTGCTCTCCCAGAAGGAGTGTCAGCACCTGCTTGCGGGTGGGGTTGCCGCCTTGCATGCGAAACTGTTGCAGTCGGGTCTCAACCGCATCGGAGAACTGGCGAAGGTCCGCCCTGTCCGCGATCTCCAGGCGGAAATCCGCCTTGTCGGCCAGGTCCATGGTCATGCGTTGGTGTTGCAGCAACGCGTTGTTCGTCTCGCGCTGCCACTTCTCCATCGGGTCGAGGTTTTCGTCCTGGGGCTGCTGCCGCTGAAGCAGCTGCGACCGGTAGAACTCCGCCTCGCGCCTGGCCGCTTCCGCTTCCATGCGCGCGCGCTCCTTCTCGTTGGCCAGCGTCTGGATTCGATTGGCGGCGCGCCCCTTGGGCTCGTCGTCAACCTCATCGCGTTCCGGCGCCTGAGGGCTTGCTTGCGGTTCCTCGACCTGTTCGACTTCCTCGACTTGCTCCACCTCACCCGTGGGGGTGTTCAGTTGAGCGTTCAGTTCTTCCTCGTGTTCCATGCATTCCTCTCGAAGTCATTACGTGACCAATCGACGTTGATTCCTTACGGGAACCACTCGACGCTGTGTGGCGGCTTACGGCAGCCAATCGACAAAAGAAAACGGCCCCGAGGGGCCGTCGTCTGTTGAACCTGTTTCAGCCTCTGGGCTGGGCTCGCGGGTCCATCATCTGGTCCGCGTGTATCGCCCCTGGAGGGTTTTGCCCACCACGGGGAGCCGAAGGCATGGCCCCCGGTCTTGGAGTTCCCGCAATGCCAGGACCGGCCCCGCCCGGAGCGCCTTGTTGTCCCTGCGGCATCTGGGCTTGAAGCATCTGCATTCGAGCCTGCATCTGTTTTCTGAACACGCCCGTGGGGTCGCCCGTTTGCTGCGATGCCTGTTGCAGCGCCTGAAGATGTTCGACGTGATTGTCCAGAGGGTTCGGGGCAACGTCGAAGCCGTTCAGAAGCATCTCCACTTCCACCGCTGGAGGAATGAGCATCTTGTGACGCTCATCGATCAGGATGTTCTGGCTCATGGTCGGGCCGAACGTGGTGGCCGACACGAAGTCCAGAATCGGCCCGACATCCAGCCGACGACCATTGAGCTGCTGCGGGGGAACTCCCCTGAGCACGTTCATCATGGCAATCATCTGCTGGGTACGTTGAGCCCCCGTGGTCTGGTCCATCCCCAGCCATCGGAAGTGATACCGCTCGTTGACTTGTTGGGGCGCAAGGCGTTGCATCTTGGCTTGGATGCCGTGTTCGCCTTCAATCGTCACCCACAGGTCATCATCGCGAAACTGCACATCGAGCTCATAGAACCACTCGAGCAGCGGGTTCAGGATCTCGTTTTCAACCCTTCTCGCCACATCGCCGATGGTTGCCAAAGCTTCCGTCGATTGCGCGGCGATCGCCTGAGCGTTCTTTCGTCCCTGCGGTGCTTTGCCGAGCATGGTCTCGTTGACTTCCATGCTCTCCATGATCTGCTGCTTGACCACGTTTCGTAGATTCACCGCGTGTTGGTACAGCTGCGGGAACTCCACGAACTTCGTGTCTTGGGGCGAGGTCTCCCAGATCGCCGCCTTGCCCATCACCATCGAACCCACCCGCGGGTTTTTCACCGGGTCGGTCATCACGATGGGCAGCAGTGAATACTGCGCTGAGTCCATCCCCATGTTGGTGATGTCGTTCAGCTGGTAAGCCAGCATCCGCACCGGCTCCACCTTGCTCTTTCCCCAGAACGACCCGGGCACACGATCCACAGGCGCCGAGATGATGGGCACCTTCCCACACCAATAGGGGTTCTTGACGATGCCGATGACGTTCTGAGGTCCACCGAAGAACACGATGGCGCTTTGCTTTTCGCCATCGAGCTTCAGCCGCATGAACACCATGTAGACCAGGCAGAACTTGCGCCCTGACTTGATCTTGATCCCAGCATCAGCGGACCTGCTCTTGTCGGCCCACTTCTGAGAATCTTCACCGGCGTCCCTGACGATCTTGTCCACTCCGGACTGGGTGAACATGCCCGCCTCGACCATCTCGTCCAGGTCGTTGTCGGTCAGGCGAAGAGCAACCGCGACCATCTCGGCCTGGTCGATCTTGGACACCGTGGAAGGAAACACCCACAGGTCTTGAGCAGGAAGGACGCGAACGGTCGGCCCGCACTCGGTGACCTCTTCCACGTCCACGTCCACGATGTCCTCAGTGGCGCCTTCGTCCACCGGCTTCCAGGCCTTTTTGGTGACCTTCCTTTTGATCTCTTTCCAGTCCAGCATCAGAGACCACTGGCCCTCAACATCCCCGGCAAGAAGCATGGAAGAAAGGACCGAGCGAAGGTCCGACTTGCTCACATGCCGCTGAAGGATCGCCAAGACTTCGGCCGGCTGTTCCCCGGTCTCACTGACACACTGGATGTTGTTGCCGACCTGGGGAAACAGCATCGCGGTGAAACGCTTCCTGCGCGCTTCCACCGCATCGCGCACGATGGGCTCGAAGATTTGCGATTCGCCTTCGTACATCTGCGCGTCACCCAGGACGCAGTTGTAGATGTCCCAGCACTCATCGATCAGGTCGTTCTGCTTCTTTTTTTCTTCCTTGAAGCCTTCCCTGATCTGGGTATAGACGCCCAAGGCTTTCTCGACCACCTTCGACGAGGTCGCGTAGTTCTTGGGTTTATCCATACCTTCTCCGAGGAAGCGAGGTCATGTACCTCACCCCCTGCGAGTTCGTCGCGTAGTGGCCCTCCCCTGCGTATGTCAGGTGGGCCAAGGCTCGGACCAGATACCGCATGGCATCGGTCGCGTGGTCGTTCTTCTTGACGATCTTTCCGTGCTCGTCACGGTGGTATATGCCAAGCTCTTTGATGAGATTGGTGAGCGTGCGAAATATGCGAAGCCGCCCCGAGGTCATCCTCTGGTAGACATCGAAAATCCCCGCCTCCACCGCGTTGTCCGCCTCCAGCAGCATCAAGCCTTCTTGTCTGTAGAGACTGATGAGCTGTTCCCCGTCATGCTGGGAGCGTCCCCTCGAAGCGGGGTCAATGAACCCCGTCATCTTTCCCCTGCCCTTGATCGCACTGGCGTGAACGGCGGGTTCCGCCTGGCCCATGTAGTGCTCGGAATAGAGGTACAGCACGTCCGAATCTCGATCCAGAGCACCCCACACCGCAGCGGTGCGGTTCCACCCGACATCCAGCCCGTAGCCCTTCTGCCAGTGCTTGGGAAGATCGATCGGGTCGATCAGGATGGATTCCAGATCGACCGGATAAATCTTGCCCACCCCGATGGTGGGAATGCCGCGGGAGCGGGCGTCCCTCTCATGCGGGGGAATCGCCGCCCACAGTTCCGCCTTGGTCTTGGCGTCAAGGTGCAGAACATCGTCCCACGTCGCCGTGCAGACGAATTTCGACTGCGCCTTGTCCACCTCCAGGAACGACTGAGTGACCTCCGTCATTCCCTTCATGGGCGTGAAGGTGCAAAGGATCAATCCCCCGGTGGTCATCGTGCGGATGACAGCTTCCGAGTAGATGTCCGCAGGCGGTTCCTCGTCCAGGCCGATCAGGTCTTGTTCCGTCCCCTGCCACGCCTCGCGGCCCTGGTCGTAGGAC